TCCACCCACTCAGTATAGGTTAGCTCCTTAAACTTCATCTCGACAAACTCACATTGTGTGATACCGGCACATTCCATTTGGAGCTGCATTTGACACATATATTGAGCAGATACGGGGCTACCATCTAGCACACGACTAATCGGGCACTTAATTTCAATGAGTCGATTATGAAGCGGATGAGTAGTATCTACCGAACGCAAAATACCGTCTGGCGATGCTCCGAGAAACGAATACGCTGGATGAGGAATACACGTCGTATCTACAATATTAATTCCAGGATTTTGAGAACAGTAAATATCTTTTGCAATTTGTTCAAAACGAGTTCCCCATACAAGAGATCGTGATCCTGAACCTTCTGACGAACGAGGTGCAAGTTTTGACATGATAATTTCATGTTTCATTGCAGGCGTAGCATCCACACATGCTTTAACAATTTCAGATGCGGTTAGCATCTCACCTCGCTTTTGATGCCATTCAGCTGTTCTCTGATCATTTTTTCCATACTTTGCAATCAAATCATCAATAGCGCAGTTCATTTATTTTATAACCTATACTAGTATATAAACCGAATCCATTTTAATGTTAAGAATGAAAACTATCAATAAGATGGAAATTCAATCGCAAGAGCAATGGGTATTATACCGTCTGGAAAAGTTTTATTCAAACGCTGAAAACTTTCAACATGTAAAAAGTATTCTGGATGGAAAATCAAAAATTTCTCTTCGTCTAATCGACTGGTTTGTTACAAATTACTCGAAAAAGTATAATGTGACATATGTAACAAAATCTCAAAAACATATGATTGTATACCTATCCTATAAGTCACATCTAAAGGCGTATAGTAAAAAAATGTTTGACCCATTCTGTCGCTGGAAGCGTATTAAGTTTCACGAGATGGAAACAACGGTTGGCCAGCTAAACTTTTTTGAATGGGCGATCACAGATGAAGTTCTAAAGTATCTAGAAGATCACCAAGAAGAAGTTCACAAAGATATGGAGAATCGTCTACAAGATTCTAAAAAGAAAGAAGAGCAACCAAAGAAACGTCACGAACTTTCAAATTCAGCTACAAAATCTATGAAGCATCACGATACGCGTGTAACTATTTCATTTGATTAACTTTATTAGTAACAAATGTTCTCAAGACTGAGATCGAGTCTATGCTATAAAAATTTATCTCCTGAGATTGCTAACCATGATCAGGATATAGATGCAGATGAATGGGATTATAATGGTCGTGTTGTATATCGTGGATTAGTTGACCCTCAATATCAAAAAGAAAATCTTTCTGTTTATTGGTTATACGATTCTGATCTAAAACGCGTTGGACTTTCTGAACATGAAAAGGACAACGAAGAAAAATTTGAAGCACTTTGGTTTCGTGAGAATGATTTTTCCACTTTACTGCAAGAAGATTGGAAGTCGCTCGATAAAACAATTTGGTCTTTATTATCTCCAGAAGCATATCAAGATTGTTTGGAAGATGAGTTTGAGAATATAATTGATCGTACACTTTTATCAAATGTTCGCCTTATAACTCCTTTATTTGTAGAAGACACTCCAACTATATATGAATGCGAAAAATGCAATAAGAAGTCTATCTCAGAGATGAAAACATGTTCAACCGTGAAAAAAACTTATATAACTTCTAATTCTCTTCTTTTTATTGATTCAAATTATATTTTGTATGTTCCTCCGATAAATTCATCTATCTGGTCTAAGCTGAAGCTCCCGACGCCTTCTTACGACGACTTACCGGCTTCTCGCTCTGAACAGGCTCTTCCTGAGGAGCTGACTCCTCAACTGCCTGAGACTCCTCAGCAGGAGCTACAGGCTGAACCGGAGCATCCTCCTCATCCTCCTCCTCAGGACTCTCATCCTTAAACACATCCTTAGCAGTTAGCTTACTCTGAGGATATACACGCGCAAACGTAAGACGCCAGGTAATACCAAAGCTACCACCAGAGATCGTATAGACACTACCGCTGATTACTAGACTGGCACTGACTCCCTTAGGGAATACGCTTGAGAGAGAATCGGGAGTAGCATAGATCGGATTGCCATTTCCATCTGCAATGTCAGCCTTTACACTGCCATCGTAGACGGGAAGCTTCACTCGGAAGCTAGGCGGATACTTACCATTCGGTACGCGCTCGCCGTTAACAACGTCAGTTGAAAACTTCACAATCTTGGAGAAGCTATCGCGGATAGCCTCTAGAGAGCGCTTCTTACCAAACCATTTGGTACTGTTCTCGAGCGCCTGCTGAATAACTGTCTCCTCTAGATCGAGAAGAAAGTTGTAAAGAGCACCAGTGTCAGAACCATCCGTGCTACGAGACTTTGCATACTCATCGCAACCCTTGAGAGGGACACTGATTGAATATGACTTAGCTCCAGTCTTGTCGTCTACCTGGGTCCAAAGACCACCTGAAAGTAGAACCTTTGCGGGTAGACGAATCTGAAAACTCTGACCGCCGTGCTTCATGTTAATCGAAGGGCTGCGATTAGGCTTTACGGGTCCTACTACAAAGTTCATCTTGCTCATGTCGATGTTGCTGGGTGATAGAATAGTGATGTTGCTGGCCATTTTATCTTGTTGTACTTTCTATACCACAGATTCGATTTAAATCCGTTTTTGATAAAGATAATAAGTATGCCGTTGTGCTCGGCCTGTAAAAGTTTAACATCAATGGATCGATGCACATATACAGCAATGACGGGTACGATATTTTGTAAGCGTCACATTAAAGTAAAAATTCCACGTGTTTGGTCAGTTGTAAACAATATTGATCCAAAAGTTATTTTGATTCAAAAAATATGGAGGGGATATCATATTAGACATCTGTTGCGTCTGGCAGGACCAGGTGTATTAAATAGAACAAACTGTGGCAACAAAGAAGAACTGTTTACATTTGATGAAGCTAAAACAGTCAGCCCCTTTGATTATTTTGCATTCGAAGAAAACAAACAGATATACTGGTTTGACATCCGAAGTATATTACAGCATCTTGATGGCGCAAATGAATTAAAAAATCCATACACACGACAGGATATACAGTCAGATGTCAAAAAACGTCTACATAAACTTCATGTCTATCGTCTGCATAGAAAACTTCCAACTTTTCACACAGATGGTCCGTTTAGGCAATTAGATGAAATAGTTGTTAATCGTTTCAGACATATTTCACACATTTTACAAGCAAACGATTTTTTTGGAATTAGTCCCGAAACATTCATGTCGCTTGGCCCTATCAATGTTGATTTTTACGTAGTGTTCTTGCTTCAGGGGTTTACCGAATGGGCACTGGAACATGCTGGTAAGCGAGAATCACGCAGACACAAGTACTTGATTTACATTCACGATCTCCCAATAAAGTTTCAACATTGCACCTATAAGCAGTATATGTATGTTCTTTCAAATATCCTTCTCTTTATTTTAAATGATTGTTCGGATCCATTTCATGCATGTTTTATAATTATGAGTGGATTTCACAGAATGTGATTTAAACAGGTCAGGATATATGTAAGCATACCAACCGCGTTAGAAATGCCTTCCTCTTCTTCTTCAGTTATTTCAAACAAGATGGCCAAGGATACCAAGACGACCAAGACTGCCCCGAAGACCGATGCCGCCGCCCCTGTAGTTGTAGCCCCGGCCGCGAAGGCCCCCCGTGCGAAGGCCGCCTCCAAGACGGAGGTTACGGTGCCTGTTGTTACCGCCCCTGTAGTTGCCGCTGGTGAGGCGGTTGCCGTTGTTGAGGATACGCGCACGGCCGATGCAATCCTCTCCACGCTACAGGATACGCTAAAGGCGATCAGCACGGAGATGACGACGCGTATGCGTGATGCCGTGAAGTCCGCTCTTGAGGCCTCCAAGGCGGTCAAGCGTGAGCTTCGCAGCAAGGGCAAGCGTCACCGCAAGAACCCGGAGGACATGACCGTCGAGGAGCGCAAGACGTACGAGTCTCGCCGCGCCAACAACGCGTTCCTCAAGCTCCGCCCGATCACGGATGAGCTCGCGACGTTCATGGGCCTACCGTCCAAGAGCCAGAAGAGCCAGACGGATGTAACGAAGTTCGTAGCCACCTACGTCAAGGCGCACAACTGCTTTGACCCGAACTTCAAGCGCCGCATCCTACCGGACGCCAAGCTTGGCAAGCTCCTCCGCGTCAAGGATGGCCAGGAGGTTACGTACCTCAACCTCCAGAGCTTCCTCAAGGTTCACTTTGTCAAGCCGGTTGTGCCTGCGTAAATTTCTAGTTTTTTGAAAACTAGTGGTGGAGGAGAATAACTAAACTTAATAAATTACAAAACAGATACCAAACGGTTATCTATTCTGTAAAACGGAAAGAGTATAGACTCATTTGGTGTAGATTAAATAAGATGGAAGAAGTTCCCGATGCAAAAAACTTTGTTGAAACCCGGTTTTGCATAACAAACTATCAACGTTCTAAACTACACCTCGGAGATAATACAAGCGGATATCTGCGAGGTGAAGGACTTGTGTTTCTAATTTATACAGATAGTTCACAAACGTATGAATTTATCTACAATAAGGAGAACAAAGAATTTGGTGAATGGAAAGGTCACCTTGAAGCATGTTGTAATATGAGCTGTGATTACTATGGTTGTGCAGCAAATTATAAGTAAAAACGAATTTAAATAGTTTTTAATTTGACTTGTGATAACAAAATGTCAGTCCCTCAGAAGAACTCTGGTAACAAGAACAAGGGGCAGTCGGCGAGTCGTGATAATCAGGATCGATTGATCCGTAATTTTATTGATGATCTTGCAAAAAATAAGGGATGTGTAGAAGACGTATACATTGGCAAGATTAGTAAGATGTTTGGAAACAGTCGTGTTGAAACTGTGTACCAGAAGAAGGTAAACGATGAAATCTTGGTAGGTGTCGTTCAGGCGGCAATTCCTGGAAAGTTTCAGGGACGAAACAAGCGTCATTTCTGGATTGAAACCGGAAGCTTGGTTCTTGTAGCAGATACAGGTCTTGGATTTGAAATTGTTGGCTTGCTAAGCAGAGATGATATGCAATTAATTAAGAAGTTCACAAAGATCAATCACAATATTTCGGGAGATGAAGTTATTGATGAAGTATTTGAGAAAGCTGACGAGGAAGAACTAAACGTTGATATTATCTAACTCAGAATCTGATAAAATCATTTCATGAGGTAGCTCTAAGTATAAAATTGTACTGAAAAATGGAGTAATGCGGTTGTCAAGAACAGCTGCACGTATTTTTAAATTTTTAGTTACTGTGGTCAATAAACGGTAAAATAATTCATCTTTCTTTATTGTATTTTTAACCTTCATTTTGCAAACTTTACCATCCCATCCGCACAAATTTCCTTTACACAAATTCTTTGAAAACTGACCACACGGTTTGCGAATCTTGCTAATAAATTCTCCAGGATTTTCAATATCAACAAACATTGTAGTAGCAGAGAACCATTTTTCTAATAAGGTTGATGTTATCTTTTTATTAGAAAACTCAACAGCGTCCCGAAGTTGACTGTAATCGTCGGTCGATAAGTCCTTTGCAAGTTGAAACAATAAAAATTCGAATACTTCGGAAGAATAGTTTACATCACGATATACGTTTTGAAGATCAGCAGATGGCTCGCCAAATACTAGATCAGTTTCACCAAATTTTCGAACTGTGTCGGTAATCTCATCATTTTCATGAGTAGTTTTACCTGCTTCAGGCTGAATAGGAATAATTAGGCCAGATGCGGTTACAATTTCAACTTTACGATTTTTATTATCATATACATCTTCCCTCCAAGAATATCCTTTCGAATAACCTTCTGCAATTGGAAGATAATTCATTACATCCTCATATGAAGGTAAACTAAATACATCTTTGTATCCTGATATTTTTGCTTGTCTAACATCTGGTAACTGTGATGGCTTAAATGGTAATATCATTTTACCTTCAATGTAGAAAGCCTGACCCCTTCCAAATGGATCTAAAATAATCGAATAAGTTTCTGCATCTACTTTTCCAAGAATATCCGGCATGATACTAAGTGCATCATTATACGACGGTACTTCTGTTCTACATGAAACATTTCGCAGGCGTTCTACTTCGTGCTGTGTTTTAGTATTGAATTGATCGGTATAAATATTTGATGAATAAGCAAAAGAACGGCCACTTACAAAAATACGCGAAAGAATATCAATGTCTTCTTTATTTTGAAGAACAATTATTGCACGATTCTTAGGGCGTGTTATAACTGACGAAAACATACAACCCATCGTGTTAGTATCTGTATATATCCGGAATACATCACATTGCAATGAAAGTGCAGCATATTCTAGTTCATGTATAGGTGATAGCTCATTTGCTTCATAAGCATCTTGTATTCCCGAAATAATTCTTGCCATGTTTTTTTTGAGAAGATCATCCTTTGAAAAGGGAGTAAACTCTTCCAACATATCAAAGACCTTCGCAGCGTGAGAATCTGAGACACGTTTCCATGTAGATATAAAGGAACACTTTAAAATTGTAGAAATAGATTCAACTGGGGATTTAATTATAATATTTTTTATGTTAGCTTTTGGAGATAATAATGTAGGAAGTGTTTTTGCAGCATGACCTATTCCCACACGAAAATATCCCGAAACACCAGAAGGAATACGTCTTCCGGAACGAACTACCAGTTCGTAGGTTTCATCAATATATAACGAATTGATTAGTCCAGCTGTTAAAAATGCAAAGCGATATTCCAGTAAGTTTGTTTTATTTTCACTCAAAACATAATACTTATCATCTTCGTCTGTCTTTAATGCTTTCTTACGGGGACTTTTATAGCAGCATGGAAAATTACCCGTCTTTGTAAATCCAGGATATATCAGTGCTTTATCGCGTTTAATTACTGTAAACTGGCGAACATCATTATCGTCCGACATTCGTATTTTTCCTTTACATTTCGGACACTTGGGTATCCCATCAGATTTATCAAGTTGATTTTCCTGCAATGGTATATTATCGCGAACACACCAATACTCGGGACAGATTACACTTCCAGAAGGATTTTCTAATTTTAGAAGACGTTCCTCGTCTAAGTATGTTGTAGGATCGTATTCTGTGTTAGTCAATCGTTCAAAATCGGCATCTGTTAAAATAATTGGCTGGTGCTTATGTTCACATTTTTTAGGAAATACAGGAGTGTCAAATGTTTTGGGATCAAACGCACGTAAACGTTCGTTGAAATAACTATACTTTGTATCTTGCTTTTTCTGCCCTGTAGTAGTACGAGTAACAACTGTAGATACATCTTCTAATTTCTCTTCTTCTAGATAGTCAAATAGATCACCATAATCTTGCGTTATTTCAATTGCTGGTTCAACTAAAGATTTAACTTCCACTGTTTCCATTCGCTTAGGACATATTTTATCTAACTCGTCGGACTTAGAAGTTGACAATATAAATCGAAGAAGATTCGCATATTTGATAGCTAAATCAAGTTTTCCAACTGATGAAAAAAGTAGATACTCGGGTTCAATAAAAAGCAACGGATATCCCCGGAACGAACGATCGGCAAGCGATGGATTTTCTGCCAATTTATCGTCAAGTTGTTTCAATAGCTTAATAGCTTCATCTGCAGTAATATTTAATTCGGTTTGAACATCTTGAGTGCTCAAAAATCCCTGATGTGAACGCATCTGTAAAAGTTTAATTTCAACTGCACTAATGTTATCTGCAGTATGATCTGTTCGTAGCAAACGAAATGTGTCTGTTTTATCCATAACTCCGAAGAATGAGGATACACAGTTAAAACGTCTTAAATCAAGTTCATCATCAATTGGCTTTCTATATTTAATTAAAATTGATAAATCGTCAAGCTTCCAACGATCAAGATCCAAATCAGCCATATCCGTAAACCCAACGACAGCATCAAATGACACGAGCCATTCGTGTAACTCTCGTTTTAACTGATCAAGTGTTTTTTTGGATTTTTTATCACGATACGTTGAAAGAATGATATCGGATGATGTAATTGATATACGATCAAAGTTATCTTTTGATGTTCCGCGATACATAAGTAGCGTCGGACGATTGCGCTGGGGTTTAGTAGCATTGACCCAACCCTTTACCATGGCAACATCTACAATTGGCGTTTTATTCTTCGTTTCTTCGCTATAAAATTTATGACGATTTGTTTCAGTTCGTGATGTAAAAAATTGAACATAAGGAACTTCGGGAGACACTGTTAATCCATAAAAAATTTGTTCAAATCGTGTACGAATTGCAGATCCAAAATCTGTGGTAACAAATGGAACAATAAACCGAGTTCTCTTTATCGAAACAGATTCTTCTTCAACAACTTTTAGTTGTAATAGATCATTTAGTAACTTATTATTCTTTGCTAGTAAATTTACGGTTTCAATGGTTAATCTTGCGGGTGTACTTGGTTGTAAGAACGGATAGTAGGCACGAGTCACCTGTTCATCCGTTTCACTATATGATTTTACTATAAAATCTGTAATATCATTGCTCTCATAAAATGAATATAATAAACTTTTTAGTTCTCCGATTGGAAGAGTTGTAGACGAAATTTTAGCGGATGATTGATCTTTAACTATAAGAGGCATCGTATAGGATTTTGATTCATCAACTCCCAATATACGATATTCAATAAAGTCATCTGCTGGCATAAATAACTTTGAAAGATTTTCAGGAACAGATAGCCAATCTGCACGATCGTACGACTCAAATGGAATTGATAATGCGGGAATACGATACTGTCTTTGATATTCGTTAAACTGATCTTTTTGAGTAGGTTGACCGTTATAAGATATACGATCAAAGAGAGCCTCCCACCGACGAGGATCTTTCATATAATAATCTTTTGGTAACTTAACACCAACAAGAATAAATAAACGGCTTGGATGGGTATCTAATGCAATACCAATTTGTTGACGAACTGTTTCAATCATATCGTCTTCAAAAAATGAAACATTAAATCTTTCTTTTGTATCAAATTTGACAACTCGCCGTTGTAACATCTTATTTATTAGAGCGGAGAATCTGTGATGGTCATTCCGCAATATGATGTTGGTGATCGCGAATAATTAACCTGCTTATAAATTCCTACTTGGATACCATCTTGCAATACACGGCGAAAATTGGTCCAAAATTCGGGAGTGTGTCCAACTGTTGTGGTCATTAAATGAGACATTTCGTGCAAAATAACAAACATAATCGTATTTTCATCTACTAATTTTTTAGTAGATTTGTCACGTAAGCAGACAACTATCTTTTCACCTTTATTTTCGGAATACGATGTACTATCTGCGTCCAAATCGTTTTCAACCATGTTAGACGGATTGAATCGATCAACCATTACCTTCACACGCGGATCAGCCATTGAAGCAGGATCTGATTTGTAATGATTGATTAACGAATCCAAGTTTGACTTTATTTTTGCCATTAAATTAGCTGCGTCTTGTTTATCGGGTAGATTCTGAACATGATAGGTGTTACCATCACTCATGCTTCGAACTTGTGTTGTATTTGTTGGACCTCGAGATGACAGAAGTGCCAGAGCAACTCCTGAGCCTACCAAAGCGACAGGCCACATTATTAACTATTGGGAAACGGTTTCGCAAAATGGATTTTAAAAAATCAGATTAATGAATAGAAATAGATACAGACGGCTAGCTGTAAAAAGACTAGCCACATAAAAGCCGCTAAGCGGTTGACTGGCTGTCAAGATTATGGACAGCGGCCCGTAAGGGCACTTCATTTGAACCTATGCCCCTCGTGGTACGGTTTATAGGGTGCACTTGGGTACAAAACGCAGACCCCTCGTGGTTGGTTTCTACCCAAGGTTGGGAGTTTTTGTTTTTACGCCTCTAGGCCACGCTTGAACGGGTTAGCCTCGATAGTCGTGTTCACGAACGGACCAACCTTGACCTGGGGGTTAGGTGTCTCAGAACGGACATCCCAAGAGGCATTTCGGTTCGTCTGTGATACACCGGCGATAGCTGTGTTCGTGTGGTAACCAGCATCGAGGAAGTTCTGGCCCTTTAGGTCACCCATGCCAGCCGGATTTACAGCGGCAAAAGAAGCACCGAGACCACCCTTCGGTAAAAGCTCATCTGCACTTAGAGTAGACTCAGAGTACGTAGACTGCGAAGACGGGTGGCGAGCCTGTAGAGACTCGGTCGGTTGGGCATTGGATCCGCCACCATGAGTAGCCTTCGGGAAAGGACCGCTATCCGATGAAGGCCCCGACACACCTAGCTTCTGGCCGAATACTTCCATGCTCTCACCCATGAAAGACTTACCTGATGAGTAGCTTGACATTAGATAGAACACCACAACAATACCTCCTAAAACGAGGGCGAGACGAGTTGAGGAAGGCTGGAACTTCATTACGTTTATATCCAAACAAAGACAAAAGTTTTGAAAACGAGGATACGCATTTTAGGACGATTCAAATTTATAGAAATAGATAAGGGATGGAGGCAATCATTTTTGCCGTAGTATTAACTACATCGATATTGTCAACATTATACTTGTTTGGCATGAGCCAGGTTGGATTTCTAAAAAAGAACTGGGTTCAATATCGTTGTAATCCAATTTATATGCCGATGGCGGGAATGGTTGGACAAGACATTGTTACAAATTTTACACAGTGTACTATGAAAAGCTTTCATGATTATGCCGGATTTGTTATGGATCCTGTTATGGCCGAAGTCAGTGTAATCACGGACAGCGTATCTGAAATAGCAGATGGAATGGATGAGATGCGTGGTATGATGGGGAGTGTTCGTGGCGGATTTTTGGGTATACTTGGAACTGTATTTGGAAAAATTCAAAATGTAATGAGTCAAACACAATATATTATTATTCGTATGAGAACATTGATGGCTCGTATTGTGGGAGTATTGATGTCATTTATATACGTGTTTTATGGTGGAATGGAGACGGGTGCTTCAGTAATGAATGGTCCTATTGGTAAAACGGTTGAAATGTTATAAGAGTAAGAATTAATGTGGTTGTTTGTTCTATTACCAATTTTTGCAATAGCAACGGCACTTGTATTCCATGCTAGCTATTCAATTGATAAAGTCAAATCAAATTGGATACAATACCGATGCAATCCGATGTACATGCCATTTTCTGAAATGATCAATCCCGAAGTAACAGTTAGTGAGAATTTTGAGTATTGTATGGGTCAGATGAGTGGAGAAATTGTAAAGATACCAATCGATGCTGTCCACGCTATAACCGGAACAGCGACCGATACAATTTCCGAGATGATTGGACCTCTTGATTTATTTCGTCAAATGTTTAGTCGTCTACGTATGTTTATGCTGAGTTTTACATCAACAACTCTCGGAAAGGTTTCAAATTCATCAAGTGTATTTGTTGGATATTTAATCAAGATTCGCGATATCTTACAGCGTTTTGGAGGTCAAGGTTACATTGCCTCATATTTAGCGTATGTTGGTATATCATTTATTGAATCATTTGTTACACTATGTATCTCTATCATTAAGGGATTTGTATATGCTATGCTTTTGATTGCTATTGTACTTGCATTATTTCAACCCGAAATTCTTGCATTAGTTCTTGTGATGGCATCCATGTTAGCAGCTGCTGGAGCGTAAAAAAATCGTATTAAAGCAATAAGTAAAGAATGATTGGTAAAACCGAACTTGTTGTAGCATTTTTTGTCGCAGCCGTTCTTGCTGGACTTTTCGTAAAGTTTGGTTCTAGTTCGCCGGTAGGTGCTCGTGAGAATTTTATGCAGCAAGAAGTGGGCATGCCTCTAGCGTCGGGTGGAATAGGTCCTTATGACGGCGTTAGCATTGCGGGTGCTGCCGGGTTTATGGCTACCGAACCCACGTCAGCTGGTGGAGTTTCTCCTGTCGGTGCGTCAAGCGACCCCAATAAGCTAATGTATCTTGTTGGTAATCAGGTAGATACCAGCTGCTGCCCGTCGTCATTTAATACCGATACAGGGTGTTTGTGTCTAACAAGCGATCAGCGTGATTTTATGGCGTCTCGCGGTGGCAATAAAGTATAAACTTAAAGAGATTGTATAATTAATAATCTAATGGACGCACGCAAAATATTTACCGATTTTTTGATTGACTTGAAGTCGACATTTCCGGCCTTTAAGTCAATTGTTGATGTAGATATTGAAAAAACAGTAGCAGAACTCGAGGTTTTTTATTCGGATGCTCTCCAAATACTTCAAAAAGATGTATCATTTTTTGATAGTCCTCGAGTTGTATTCGGGCGAAATCTTTCAACTATTTGGGACACAACAGAGGAAACAACTGCAGCTATTTGGAAGCATCTTCAACTGTGTATGATTGCATCATTTTTACATGGTGACATGAAGAGCAAGATGGGTAAGGTTATGGAAATTGCTAAAACTATGCTTGGAGATCGTGGAGACGCCGTTTCTAAACTATTTGAAGATGAGTCAACAGAAGGGCGCTTTAAAGAAATTATTGATTTTGTCATGCAGACTCGGATCGCTAAGCTTTTTCTTTTACTTGTCGAGCAGTTCGATATGAGCGAATTTGATATAAATGTTGAAACCCCTCAACAGTTGATGGAAATGATTCAGGATCCAGAAAATCCTATGATTAAGAAAGTTATTGCCAAGGTTCAAAATCTTGTTCACGATAAGCTACAGCGTGGTGAAATAACCAAGGAACAAATTGTACGCGAAATTGAACAGATCAAGTCAAAGGTTGTACTTGCATTCGGTGATGTTTTTAACGATATGTTGGGTCTTGGAGGTAAAAAAGATAAGGGATCTCGTCCGGTGCTCAATACTCCTCAGGCTCGTGCTCAATATAGACGCGATCGTCTCCGAATGAAGCTTCAGGAAAAATACAAGAAGTAGAAAACCTCGCCGTAAAAATAAGATGACAGAACAAATTTGGTTCAAAGATCCAGCGATTCTGTTTACTCAAACAACGTGGAATCGTTTTGTTCCTACGGCCAGAATGACAACTGCGGAGTCACTTAACGCTGTAGTTCGATTTACGGTGTACTTTTCAGTACTTCTGTTTATATCAACCGGAGTTAACGCATATGTGCTCGCCATACCTGCTGTAATGGTTTTGACTCTTGGACTCTATAGTCTTTTTCCTAATGGAAAGACGATAGAATCATTTACTCTTCGTGCTGCAAAGGCCGTAAGTAGTTATACAATGCCTAGTATCCAAAATCCGTTTATGAACGTATTACTTACTGAGATAAATGATGATCCTAATCGTGAAGATGCAGCTCCTACCAATCGCAAAGATGTAAAGAAGGCGATCGAGGAAACATTTAAACACACAAATGATCTTTTTATGGACACAACTGATGTATTTGATCAGACCCAAGCTATGCGTACATTCCACACGCTACAGTCTGCCAAAATTCCGAATGATCAGGATGGATTTCTACGTTGGATGACGAAGGGATTTGATGAGATTGATACATCATCAGCACCTCCCGCTCGTGGTGCAAAAATATTAAATGAAGGATTTGTTCAACAGAAGACTTTACTTACGGCTCTTCCGAATGGTACGACGCCGCGTCTTACGGGAACGAGTACGTCTGTGGCGACCTCCGGATTTGCTGCCAAGTAATTTCTTTTTTAATTCGGCTTTATCGGTTACCGAACCATCAAATCGATTCGCAATTTTTCCATCTTTAACGACAACCATTGTAGGAAATCCACTAATACCCAGCTC